AGATATCGGCGACGTTCCACTAGAGCGTGGTATTGTAGCAGTAGGACCAGGATCTGGTTCTGCAGCAGTTGCAAAGGAAAGAATCTACGTAGCATACCGTGCACTCTCAATTGAGAATGTAACAGTATCTGCAAAGCGTGACGAGGCTTCAATGTTTGAAGTTTCATTCCGTCTTCTTCCAAACGACAATGCGTCATACGGTAAGATCGTAGACCGCACACTCGCAGCACCATCAGCATAATACAACTTAATATGAGAGGCTCAATCCTTCGGGGTTGGGCCTTTCTGTTTGGTATACTTGTATAATGGCAACAAGAATATATGACACAAAAAAAATATCATTAGTAGATGATAGAGTGGTAGTTGCTGCACCATTGAAAATAAAATATTTAAGAGAATTTTTAGATACCTTTGAAACAATCAAGGAAGCAAAAACAGATGACGAATCAATATCTGTTCTGGCTCACTGTGCTCTTATTGCAATGCAACAATATTGCCCATCTATAAAAACAATAGAAGACTTAGAGGATAGCCTTGATTTGCCAACTATATATGAAGTGATCGATATAGCAGCAGGGATTAAAATTAACCAGAAGTCAGAAGATCCTGTTAAGGATCAAGCAGTTGATAGTGGATCAACCTGGGATACATTAGATTTAGCAAAACTAGAATCAGAGGTTTTTTTAATTGGTATATGGAAAGACTATGATCAACTAGAATCCTCTATGTCAATGCAAGAACTAACAGCCACATTAAAAATAAAAAGAGAATTAGACTATGGAGATAAAAAATTTACTGCTGCTATGCAGGGTGTAGATTTAGATAAAAATTCTGGTAGCGGTAATGCGTGGGAAGACATGAAGGCCAGAGTCTTTAGCAAAGGTGCAACTGGTGATGGTAATGATATTCTGGCTTTACAAGGCGCATCTGCTGAGAGGGCTGGTTTTGGAATAGGCATGGGTCTTGATTATGAGTCTTACGATTAATCAAAAATAGGCCTGCGCTATGGTATAATTGACTAAACCTTATAAGGAGGGCCAAATGGCAACTGCCACAACAGAAGAAAACACAGTAACACTAATTGATGGTACTAAGATCAAAGTTAGACCGCTTAAAATTTCACTACTTCGTCCTTTTATGAAGAAGTTTGAAGATATTGCAAAGGTTGCAGACGATAATGAAAAGTCTATGGACTTGCTTATCGACTGTGTACAAATAGCAATGCGTCAATACAAGCCAGAATTGGCAGAAGACAAGGAAGCCCTAGAAGAAAATCTAGACCTTCCAACAGTATACAAGATTGTCGAAGAGGCATCAGGAATTAAACTTTCTGAGGCATCACTTCTCGGCAACCTTGCAAATAACTAAATAAAGAGGTGTTAATGGATGGCTGATGTAGAATCCAATATTCATGTAAATATTGATACGTCTGATGCTTTAGCAAGTCTAAAACTTCTGCAACGTCAAATATCAGCCTTCCATACACAAATGGCAAAGTCTGGCACCGCAGCAGCAGCGGTGGCAGCAAATCAAGCACAGAACTTGATGAACAGCATAAATGCTACTGGACAATTCCAGGCATCTATGCGATCAGTAACATCAAGCACAGAGCATTTTACTGATTCTTTAGAAAGAAACAAGTTAACATCTAGAGAATATTTTAGATACACTGGCGCAGCAACAAAGACCTTTGGCCGACTATTTAAGTCTGAATTTGAGACAATAAACAAAGTAGCACGAGAGCGTGTAAAAGATATTCAAACCCAATATATAAAGTTGGGTCGTGGAGCAAACGGTGCTCTACAAGCAATTGCAGTAAGACCTCTAACCCTTGATATGAAAAATCTGGGTACACAGACAGCCATTGCAGCACAAAGACAGCAACTACTTAATCAATTATTAAAGCAAGGATCAACTAACCTTCTAAACTTTGGTAAGAATACTCAGTGGGCTGGTCGCCAGTTAATGGTTGGTTTCACTGTTCCTCTAGCAATGCTTGGAGTAACTGCTTCCAAGACATTTATGAAACTTGAAGAGCAGGCAATTAGGTTCAAGCGTGTATACGGAGAACTGTTTACAACGCAAGAAGAAACTGATGCAATGATTAAGCAGATACAGACTCTTGCAAAAGAATATACAAAGTATGGAGTTGCTGTAGAAGATACAATGAAGATGGCTGCAGATGCAGCAGCAATGGGTAAACAAGGAGCAGCACTTATGGCTCAGGTTGCACAAGCAACCAGGCTTGCCGTTCTTGGTGGAGTAGAGCAAGAGCAAGCACTAGAAACAACAATATCAGTAACCAATGCATTTGGTGTGGCCACAGAAGACTTAGCAAAAAAGATTGACTTCCTTAACGCAGTTGAAAACCAGACTGTTGTATCAATTGAAGATTTAACAATTGCAATTCCAAAGGCTGGCCCAGTTGTTCAGCAACTAGGTGGAGATGTAGAAGATTTAGCATTCTTCCTTACAGCAATGAAAGAAGGTGGAATTAATGCATCAGAAGGCGCCAACGCACTTAAGTCTGGTCTTGCATCTTTAATTAATCCATCTGCAAAAGCAAGTGCATTTCTTGCTGATCTTGGAATTAACATTAAAGGAATTGTTGAAGGAAATGCTGGAGACATTAAGGCAACTGTTGTTGGCTTTTCACAAGCACTTGATACACTAGATCCACTCAACCGTGCAAGAGCAATTGAACAGTTGTTTGGTAAGTTCCAATTCTCAAGACTTTCTACATTATTTCAGAATGTAACGGCGCAGGGTACACAAGCAAATAGAGTGCTTCAACTAACGCAAGCAACCACAGAAGAACTTGCAATCTTATCACAGAGAGAATTAGATAAGGTCCAAAACACAACAACCTATAAATTTAAAAAGTCAATGGAAGATCTTAAGTTGGCTATTGCTCCAGTTGGAGAACAGTTCTTAAAAGCGCTAACACCTATTGTTGAGTTTGTTGGAAAGATTCTTGAAAAGTTTAATGGGCTAGGAGACGGTAGTAAAAAATTCTTAACTATCTTTACTGTTGCAGTTGCAGGAATAGGACCAGTCCTGCTTATGACAATTGGACTAGTTGCAAATGCTTTTGCTAACATAATTAAACTATTTGCAAATATGAAGTCTATGTATAACAAAACAGGAAATTCTAGCAAAGTTTTGGGGGAGCAGACAAACTATCTAACTAAGGAACAGTTAGAAGCCTCAGCAGTAGCAGCATCTCTTGATCAAGTCCATCAAAAATTAAATCAAACCTTTACATCTGAAGCAACAGCAGTTAATAACTTAGCAAATGCATATAGAAGAGCAATCGCAGCACAAATGGGATTTACTGGACCACCTGCTGGCAAGAGGATGCCAGGACCTAAGAAGTTTTCTACAGGAACAAGAAGAGTTCCAGGATCAGGAAATCAAGACACAGTTCCAGCAATGCTCACTCCTGGAGAAGCAGTTATTCCAGCAGGTGCTGCACAAGACCCAGGCAACAAGCCAGTAATTGCAAGAATGATTGCAGGCCAAACTGTTCAAGGATTTAATACTGGAGAAGGCGATGTACAACCTGTTGGAGTACCTAAAGAAATTGTAAAAGACAATAACGTAACTAACAAAACACATGTTGGAGGAAAGAGTACTCCAAAGAGTATTCAAGAGGTCATTGATTCAAACCCTCATATGACTCCTGATCAAAGAAACAAACTTATAACAATGTCCCAGATCTTTAAGTCTCAGGGCATGGAGGCAGTTACAACAACAAAGCATGGGCTAATATTTGAGTGGCCTGAGTGGATGAACAAACAAATGCCTACAGTGGGCGTTTCAAAGCAAGAGTTTATTGATGAGTGGAAACGCAGAGGTGCAGGTAAATGGCATCTTTCAGGAATGACCCCAGTCCAGGCACAAGCGATAGACGATGCATTCTTAAGATCATTTGCAGATGTCAAGGGCCCAATGATTACAGACGGAATAGTTGATAGAATATTTAAAGAAGAAATTCCAAAAGTTGTAAGCCCTAATGATGAAGGATTAAAAAAGGCTCAAAGACTTTATGCAACAGACTACCTGTTTAACATGGGTAAAGGTTTAGGAAACACACCAGCAAGAAGTGCAGAAATTCTACAGCATGCAGCGTCTACTATTGATCCTGACACTGGAAAAACCTACATCAAGTCTTTTACTATTGAATCGGGCCCAGGAACAGGGGCGGGTCGTACCGACAAGATTGTAACTAGAAGTTCTACCGTTACACTACACGATGGAACCTATATGGGAATACCGCTTGCTGAGCCAACAACAACAAACATGAATCGCCTTGGAGCAGGAACCGCACCAGGAATAAGTCAGACACCTGCAGGTGCACCAGTCAGAGCACCAGAATTAATTGCAGAGAATATGGAAAGAGCCCAAAGCCAGCAAGAAAGATTAAAAGAGATATCAAGAGTTGCAGAAACCACTAAAACTGGAAAGAAGAAGCCTACAGATTTTGGAAAACAAATAGCAGGAAGCAGTGGAAGAAGTTTTGATGTTCGTGAAATCGGGGGTGTTTACGAAAAGCCAGATGGCAAGAGAGTTTTTGTAAAACCAATGATGAGCGAGTTGGATGCTTTGGCAGAACAAAGAGCAACAGACTTTGCTAGAAAAGTTCAAGGACTTGATGCTCCAGTACAAAAAGTTAGGACAATGATTGATCCTACAGATCCAGAAGGTAAAAGAAAGATAATTGTTTTAGAGTCTCCCTTTGATAAAAAGTTTGATCCAAACAATATTCCAAAGAAATTTACTCAAGCAGAATATTTTAAGCAGTTGGTTGCAGCAAGCCTTCGTGGAGACAAAGACCTTAAGGCAGGTAATCTCGGAGGAAATGTAATGACAGACGGAGGCACCATGGGTGTCTTTGATAGAGCATCTGGTGCTTTAGATAAAGAATTTTCAAAGAATATGCCATCTCTAGAACAGATGGCAGAAGAAAACCTAAAGGGCATTCCAGAAAAAAGTAAAGGAAAACCACAAAATTCTCCAAACTGGTTTGCTAATGCAACCAAAGACATTGCTCTAAACCTAACACCAGATCAATATGATAGGGAAATGAAAAAAGAAATTAGTAGACAGATTAAACTAATGGAGCCTTATGTTGCAAAAATGTCTAACTCAGATCCTTTAAAGCCTGAATATTTAAAAATGCTAGAAAGACTTAAGGTAGGACTATCTGTTGACTGGAGAAGACTACATCAAAAGCACAGCATGATTTTAGTAAAGCCCGATGAAGTTCTTGAAGATGAAAAGGGAAAGACAAAGCCAATACCAACAGAACCAAATAATGGTGCATTTAAATCAGACACGGGCAGTCCAAAGGATTCAAGACTTGCTCCAGCAGAACTTGCTCCAGCAGTTCGTCAGAGACCTGTAATTCGTGGAAGATCAAATGCTCCAGACGCAATGTCTACAACTGCAAGTGCGGTAGTAGCAGGAGCAAAAGGGTCTATCCCAGAGGCCAGAGCAGTTGGCGCTAATATTGGAACAACACTATCTCAGTCTGCAGCAGCAGCATCCAGAACTGCTCTATATGGCACGGGACCGATGGATGCTGAAGCAAAGTCTGTAAGAAGAAGACTACAAAAAATTGAAAGACAAGAAGCAAGACAACAAAGAAAAACACAATCAATGGCAAGAGCATCAAAAACTAAATTGTATGGTGCTGAACCTGGAACTGCTATAACTCCATTTGAAAAATCTTTACGCAGAAAAGGATACACTAAGAGCCAGATTGCTGAGCAGGTAGCATATCAGCAAAAAGTTATTAGTGAAAAAGCAGCAGCCTCTGCTGCAGCCAATGAGCCAAGTCGAAGGGAAAAACTCAGAGCAAAGGCTCAAGCAGGAGTAGCAAAATTTAAAGGTAAAGGTGGTGGCGTAACCGCAGGAGTTGGCATTGCAGCAGGTGCAACAATGATTGGTTCTATGGCACCAGGAAAAGTTGGAGAAATATCTACAAAACTAATGATGCCTTTAATGGGTCTTTCAATGGTTCTTCCAATGCTAAAGAGTCCTATGGCTGCAGTTGCAATTGGATTATTAGCAACTGTAGGAGCAATGGCTGCTTTAAGAATGGCATTTGATAAAGCAGCAGACGAAATTCTGGAACAGGGAGAGAAGTTTAAAGGATCTACTTCTGCAATAAATAGTATAGCAAAGTTTGGTAATAAAGTAACAGCATCAGAGCAAATGGATCTTAAAAGAAAAAATTCTTTCAACATGACTCCTTCGGCAACTGGTAAAACAACATATGGAGAAGCCTTTGTTCAGACAGAAGAAGGTAAGGCCATTACAAAAAGACTTTCAGAACAAAATGCCATAGGAAAAGGTGGGCAAGCAATTGGAGATTTGTCAAATCAGTTAACAAACTCAATTATGTCTGGCGCAATGGATATGAATCAAGCAAAAAGTTTAGCAATGAATGCTGGAAGACAAGCAGGCGATATAACTATGGGTATTAAAGTAATTGCTCAAATAGAGCAAATACTTGGCCCTAATGGACAAGATTTAGATAAAAATCCTCTTCAGGTAAGACTTGATATGATTGCTAAAAATTCTAAGAATATGAAAAGTAGTGCCGCTCTTGCTGCAAGTGGTGGTGATGGTTTTGTTGGTGGGAACATGGTCAGGAAACTTGCTGGAAAAAAGACTATGCAAATTGCAGGCATCGGAGCATCTGCTTTAGGTGGCGCAGCAGCAGGTGCTGGTATTGGAACATTTATTGGTGGGCCTATAGGAGCAGCAATCGGTGGTGGCATCGGCGCAGCAGTAGGAGCAGCGTTTGGATACTTTACATCAAAGAAATATGTAAAACAAGCAGCAGTGCTAGGTGCCACGGCAGCAGTAGATGCTAAAATTGCAATGGAGCAAAATAAACAAATGCTTGATTCTTTTGATATGTATTATCAAAAAAAGGTTGAAGAGTTAAGGCTACAAGGAAAAATAAATGAAGCCAATGAATTGCAAGGAAAGTATATTGAAAAAAGAAATGATTTAACTGCTGCACAGGCATTGCTACAAGAAGATGTAGTATCGCAATACGACGGTGCTGGTAGCCTTCAAGAGTCAATGATGAGCGGAATGAAAAAAGCAACAACTGCAAAGTATAAAAACGATCCTAATCAGTTAGCATACCTAGATTCTGTTAATCAACAAGCAGGGGATTTGCGAAGTTCTGGCCTTATTACAAGTGGTCAAGAATATTTAATTCAAGCAAAGATGGCAAGTGGAGATATTCCTCCATCAGTATTTAGAACTCTGCTAGGTCTAGCAGCAGAGAATCAAGATATTGCTCCAATGATGATGAATATTATAACCCAGTTTAGTGGTGCAACTTCTGAATCAATTGGCGTAGCAGCAGGAGTTATTCTTGACTCTAAGGGAGATATAAATAAAACAGTACAAACAGAGTTTATTACAAAAGTTAACGCATTTGAAAAAGACTCGGATGCTCTTGATTTTACAAAGAATATAATTAAATTAAATAACGCAAACAAAGTTATTCCATCAGATATTCTGGTTAGTTATTACAGCGCTGACACTACAGAAAGCAAAGACGCATATGCGAAACTAAATGCAGCCCTTGATGGTATTGAATCTATGAAGGATATCAAGGTGCAACAAGTTTATGAACTTATTCCAGAACTTAAAAATAGCGAGGCATTTGATGAAGTATACTTTAACAGTTTAAAAACAGATGCTGAGAAAAGAACATATGTTCAAACTATTGCATCAACTATATATGTTGAAGACCCAGTTCTTGCTGCCAGCACTGACTTTCTTGATTGGCAAAAATCTCCAACCACCAAGATTGGTAAAAAGAATTATGGAGGAGCAAGTTATGCTTCTCTTCCTATTGCAACACAACTTGCTCTCTACAGAGAAGAGCAAGGTTTTAAGGCTGTAACTGAGGGTGTTGGAGTAGATACATCGGTAGTTCCACCCGCAGTTGATGACGGAGGGGGAAGCAAGGTTCAATCCTCACCACTGGACGACCTAGTAAAGAAACTAAGAGATGTACGCAAGAACCAGATTAAGGTCACAGAGGGCTGGAGTGCCTCTCGCAAGGCTCTAGATGGCCTGTTTGGAGGCAAGAAGACACTTGATGCTTTCAGCGGTATAGAAAATGATCTAAGGAAAATAGGGGGAAGTGAAGACTTTATTGAACTTATAGTTGGTATGGATCCAAAGGTATACGAAGAAAAGAAAAAGTCTTTGTTCAAGTTTGACAATAAGGGAAACATTATTGGGCTAAAGAAGGATGCTAAAAATATTCAAGAAGCCCTAAACTCTATTGCCATGGGAGACTTTAACTCAAAGACAGAAGCAGAAACTAATGTTATTGAAGATCAGGCAATAGCATTTGCTAAGTTGGCTTCTATAGGAATTCCAGTTGCAGATGCTTACTCAATTGTTGAAAATGCTGGACTTGCCCAAGCAATTGCTATGGAGAAGAACTCAAAGTCAGTTGCTAAGTTAGCAACAAACTATAAAATATTAACTGCAGCACAACTTAAATCAGCAGCGGTTAAAGGAGTAGGAACAGACATTGATAAATTTAAAAAAGACCGAGTTCAAGAGGCAAGAATTAAAAAGAAGTTTGATCCAGCAACTGCTTTTGCTATTGATTCTGATGAAAACCTAAAAGCAATGGAAAGTGTGATTGCTACTCAGCAGTCAAAAGTTAATAATTTAATTAAGAAAGGTGCAGACAAAGAAGTTATTAAAACTGCACAGGCTGATTTAAATACTTTAATAAGTGATTTTGATACAAGGCTGGCCCAGTTAAAAAGCACAGTTGGGTTTATGCAGGATATGTTTGATAAAGGTTTTGGCGATGCAATGGAGTCTTTTGATGTTCAAGAAACTGAACTTCAGTTAAAGTTTAAGGTAGATACAAAAGAAAAAGACAAGATCGTTACTGATGCACAAAATGCAATTTCAGCAATTCAGTATAAGGTAGATGACAAAGAAGCAGCGCTTAAGGGCATCGAAGATCAAGAACAAAAGATTAACGATAAGTACGACAAAAGAATTGAAGCCCTAGATGAAATAGAAAAGGCTAACTCTGCCATCTCTAATCAGCAAAAGGGACAACTGTCTCTGGCTGAAGCATTAACATCTGGAGACATTGCAGCAGCAGCAAGGGCTGCACAAGAAATGAGCGCTCAGGCAGCAGCCGATGCTGTAGCAAAGCAAAGGGATGCTATAGAGCAGTCTAGACAATATGAGTTAGGTAGCCTAACAGGACTTGATAAAACTGATGGAAAACTTAAGACTAGAAAACAACTTGAAGAAGAAATTAAAAATCTTCAGGATGAAGTCTTTAAGATCGAAGAAGAAAAGATCGAGCCAGCGCAAGAATTTATTCGCCTAAGACAGGTCCAATTAGATAAGGATATAGCAGGAATTACTGTCCTTGGAAGAACAAGAGATGCTTGGGAAGCAATTAAAAACCAGGTAGATCTTGCACTTATTAAGAGCGCAGCATTTGTAGATTCTATGGGTCTTGCAATAAGTACTCAGGCAAATTTAATTGCAGGATATAAGGCAGAGGTTGGTGGCAAAGATGGGGCATTTATTAATGGCCAAGCCTTTGTTCCAGAAAAAGGTTTTGAAGGAGAAACTCCAGCAGATAGAGCAGCAAGAGAAAAGAAAGCAGCAGAAGATAAAGCAGCAGCAGACAAGAAAATTGCAGATGACAAGATTGCAGCAGACAAAATTGCAGCAGATAAGGTTGCAGCAGATAAGGCTCTAGCAGACAAGGCTCTTCTTGAAGAATTAGAAAAAGCAAGAATGATCCGTGGCCGTGGCCGTGGCGGTGGCTTTGGTGGCTACGGGGGAATGCTGATGCTGGCTTCTGGAGGAGTTGTACCAAATGGCTTTGAGTCTGGAGCGTATGCAAAGGGAACTGACACAGTACCAGCAATGCTCACACCAGGAGAATATGTCTTAAGAAAAGATGCAGTAAAGAAGTATGGTGTTAAAAATCTTGATGCAATGAATGTTGGTTACTATCATGAAGGTGGACCAGTAGGGCATAGACACGGAAGAAATGCTCCTGAAATGCCTAAGTTAGTCCCAGGAACAGGAGTATATAGCGGAAGTATGTTTATACCACCAAAGTATGAAACTGCTCCAAAGGAAGAAACTGCTCCAAAGGCGACAGGCTATTATACTGCAGATGGTAAGCCACTTGCACCTGGATTAAATAGAGATGGTAACGACGCAGGGTTTGACGCATTGTTTAATAAAAAGAATTGGGAGAAGACAGCAAACTTCTTTAGTTTACCAGAAATTGCTAAAACTGGATACGACTTTTTTAGATATGGTGCTAATCCTTACAGTATTCCTCTTGCTAGACTCACGGGCCAGGAAATGAAATCTTCTGTTGGAGATAACTTTGTGGCTGGACTGTCTCTTCTTCCTATTCCAATTGCAAAACTAGCAAAGCCAGTAGTAAACCTAGTAAGCAAAATAGTTCCTAAAGGTGTAAAAAACTTCCTTACAGATCAAGGTATTGATATATTTAGTAAAATATCTGCCAAGGTAAATGCACCTACTGCAACTGCACCGACAGTAGCAACTCCTTTTGTTGCTCCTAATACTGTTATGGCTGGCCCTGTTACTCCTGAGACTGGAAGGCTTGCTTCTCTTGCTTTTGACGTTGCAGGAACAATAAAGAAAATAGTTAACTTGCCAAAAACTAGAAAACAAGAAGTATTACAAGAAGAGGCAGCCTATGCACAAAAATTAGAAGATGCTAAAAAGTTTCTTCAAGACAATCCACCACCACCAAGACCAAGTGGGCCTGGAGCACCAACAAAACCAGCAACAAGCCTTTGGGATGACACAGTAGAAAGTCTTATGCCAGGTTCTTCCTCTTCTTGGGATGACACACCTGTTACAGATTTTTGGAATGCTCCTACACCAGCACCAGAGTCTCCTATCAAAACAATTGCATCAAATATTGCTTCTACTATTTCTAAACCAGTAACTGTCCCAGCAAAGTTTGTTAAAAGAGTTGCTGAGATATTTGGACATTCTTGGAAATATGGTAAAAACGAAGGAGTTCGTTGGGGCGGTACTTTTGATTACTGGGGCAGGACTATGCTGATGAGAGAAATTGCTAACAGAACTGTTGGTAAACTTGCACAAAAGATTAATCCAAAACTAACACTAAAAACTAAGGTAGATAAACTAGATCCATCTGAGCCAGCAATAAATGCATACTCTAGGTTGCAAAAATATATGTATCCAAGAGAAGGAGGAAAAGGGTTATACGATCTTCAGTATAGAAATATACCAGACAATCTTTTGCAAAATTTTGTAAAAAATCCTATATCAAGAGCAAAAATTACCATTTCTGAATTAAGGGCACTTACTAGTGCTGGGGTGGCTTCTGCTAGTCCTTTTATTAGAAGTCTGGCCAAAGGTCGTGCGTCTACCAACAGTGAAATTCAAGCAATTGTAGACTCCATCCCAGGTGGTTTTGGAGGACTTGTACACCTTTTGAGAGGTATTCATAGAGCCAGCGTTCCATACGAGGGTCCACCAAAATCTATATACGAAAGACTGGCAGAGGCAAAGGCTGGAATAGGGCCAATACCATCAAATTCTTATGGACCAGGTAACTACTTTGCTGCTAACGATTTAATGTCTGAAAAATTCTTTACATCCTTTGGAGGATATGAATATAAGACAGCATTAACACCAGCAGCAATCTTAAAGGTTTTACGCAGTAAGGGTTTTGCTACACAGGAACAGGTAAAAGCAGTTTCAGAAAAATATGGCATCCCAGGAAGCCTTGAAGGTATTGGGTATAATGCAGATCACCCACTAATGAAAGCATTGATAGATGAGGGGTACTTGGGATATAGACATAATGATGCCTTTACTAACTGGATGATGGGATTGATGCCAGGGATGGGCTTTAAGTTAATTGACCGCCCAAAGGTTCCTAGTTTAGGTGCAACAACCTTGCCAGATGGATCAATTGATTTGAGTCCGAAGATTGATATACCTACAAGAGTAATTAGAAAGGCTCAAGGCGGAATGGTTCCAAAGTATTTTGCTGCAGGAGGTTTTGCAAGAGGTACAGATACCGTTCCTGCAATGTTAACCCCAGGAGAATTTGTTATGAGCAAGTATGCTGTAGATTCTTATGGTGTAGATAATATGAAGAAAATCAATAGTGGCGCAGAAATCGGCGGGGCAGTGTATAATAATACATATACATTAACAGTCAATGCAAAGACAGATGCTAATCCAAACGAAATTGCACAGACAGTAATGTCACAAATAAGAACAGTAAACGACAGAAGAGTTAGGGGGATAAACGCAAATGTCCGCAATTAATCCAAGTTTTAACTACATGCAAAAGCGTAAAAGATATAACAGACCTAGTGCAATGCTGTGGTCTGAAAACTCTGGTACCCTGATTAATAGTTTGTATATTCCTTACGGCCTAGAGGTTGGGGCAGATGCAACTCTTGAAGTAGACCAAAGCCTAGCAAACCAATTCCTAATTCTTACAGATGATAACAGAACCCCTTTAGATTTTTCAGATGAGCGTATTGAAAAACGGGAGAGAATGATCAATGGCCGTATGAGATCCTACCATACTGCAGATAAGATGAAGATTAGCACTAGTTGGAATATGATTCCATCAAGGTCTCACGCAGAGGTTCCAGGCTTTGATCCAGCAACAGGACTATCTCCTCATACCTCATATACTTCAGATGGCGGAGCAGGTGGAGCGGACATGCTTGAATGGTATGACGGTCACAAAGGTTCTTTCTGGGTGTTCCTTGCATATGATAGAAAAGGAATTTTTAAAGGAACTGAGTCTCCATATGATCACCTACAGCAGTATAACCAAATTGTAGAAATGTTTATATCAAGTTTTTCATACTCTGTAGAAAAAAGAGGAACTAAGTTTGATTATTGGAATGTCTCGGTTACCTTGGAAGAGGTATAATGTTTGAGGATAAAGACTTACAAAATTTCTTAGAGACATCTCCTACAATAAGAAATAAGTCAACTATAATTGCTGAATGGAATATGAATATTCCAACAAACATAAAACAAATAGGAAACTATAGATACAGACCAACCCAGTCATCATCAGTATATGCCTCTTTGCCAAACAGTTTTGATGTTAGTGATACAGGAAATTTCTATACAGGAGCAACAGATGCAGATGTCCTTGTTGATGGAACATTTGACAATAACAATATACCAACAACGCTATTGACCAAAAAAGAAAAACTGCAAACCCTATATTCTTTAGAGGATTGCTTCGGACAGTTTAGGCCAAGGTCTGGAATAAATAAAGCAATATTTTTTGAGGGCGGGAAACTACACCACCCTAACCTTGTAATGGCAGATAGACCAAGATATTATATGCCAGATAAAAACGATAAGTTTAAGTACTGGACATCATACAGAGGAGAGGGAACATATAAGTATACATATAATGATAATACAGTTTCTTATGGACCGTCTCAAATATTTACAGATAAAAATGGAAAACAAAAGTTAGGTACTGTCGAAACTTGGTCTGAGTATGGAATTGCGTCAAAGTCCACAGGATCACAGTATGCGATAGAAGATGCAGTTCCTTTTGTTGTTTATAAAGAAAAGATTCCAACTAACAGGGTTGTAGTTAAAATGCAAACTCATACAGGAACAGAAAACTTAGGGCCATTCTCTTCCTCTACTGGCTCTTATGCAGATCCGTTTTATGGAGAACTAAATCAAAAGACTCCAAGTAAATGGAAAATTCAATTTTTAAAAGATAACAATTGGGAAAATGTTATGTCTTTTGATCCATCAATTACAAGGAAAGACGGCTCCCCCATAATTAAAAGTGACGGGTATGTTGAAATTGCCTACGGCTTAATTATTCCAGAAGAGTGGAGAGCAAGTTTTGTTTTAGCAGAAACATATACTACCGACGCACTTCTTCCAGAGCAGTCTGTTATTGGATATGCATACTTGATTAAACCTAATAGCACAGATCTTGGTGTATATCATATATGGAATGGTGAAGAGTATATTCTTTTAACTCCCAAGTACGGATGGTACATACAGGATGAAACAGTTGATAGACTAACAAACTTTGTAACAAATGCAACATCTCCAGATGTGTTTGTTAGAACCCTAGACAAAAAGAAACAGTTTAGAGAATTTGAATATATTAGTGGGATAAGAATTGTTGTAGAAACAATGAACAAGAAAGACTCAACATTTGATCTTATTGAAATTTCTCCAAGACTTACTTTAAATGTTTCAGACAAAACGCTAGACTATTCTATTAATAAAAGTGCATCAGACCTAGGTCTATCTGGATTGCCAGTTGGACAACTCATAGCATCAAATGGAAGTATCAATCTTTTTGATCACGACCAGGCATTTAATACCAACAACACTAATAGTATTATTGCAAAGTATATTTCAAGACATGTTCAGTTTAAGTTTTATGAAGTTATCCTTGATGTTGCAGGTTGGGATTACTGGGTACCAATTAAAACATTATACTCTGATTCATTTCCAAAACAAGATTTAATGACCAAGCGTGTATCTATAAACCTAAGAGATCTGTACTGGTATCTTGAATCAGTTACTGCTCCTGAGATATTGATGACAGAGGTTTCTCTTAGTTCTGCAGTATCTTTGCTTTTAGATCATATTGGATTCTCTAACTATACATTTAAAAGAGTGGCAAATGAAACAGAAATAGTTATTCCATATTTTTTTGTTAGCCCAGAAAACAGCGTGGCTCAAGTTCTTCAAGATTTGGCTGTTTCAACTCAGACAGCAATGTTCTTTGATGAATATAATAATTTTGTAATGATGAGCAAAAACTATATAATGCCTACAGCAAAAGAAAGACCAACAAATTTTGCACTCAGTGGAACAAAAGATTTTGTAGAGAGTAGAGAAATAAAAAATAAAACAAACAAGCCAAAGTTAGCAAATGTTATTTCTGTATCAACTCAAGAAAATGCGGTATATAACGATGGATCAATTAACTACAGTACAAGATATATAGAAAGATCAATTGGAACAATTAGAGAGGCAAGCCTTCTAGACAATGAAAGATATTACATATATAAGCCAGCCCTTCTATGGGAGGTCGCACCAAGCCAGAATACAAAATCTATAAATAATCAGGTTGGAACTCAGTCTGCATATGTTCTTAGTGCAATTCCGCTTAACTCAAATTTATCTGAAGCAGTTCCAGAAGTAAAAAACAATGTCGTAATTAATAACACCTTTAGCCTTGGTGAAGCCGTATACTCAATTACTAGGTATAACGGATACTTTTATTCTCAAGGAGAAATTATTAAGTACGATGCGGTTCAGTATAATGTTCCTGGGTTTGGAAATGTTTGGATAACTTCAGTCGAAGACTACCAACACTATTTTGCAAAATTGCCATTTAATAGCAAGATATATCCTACAGGATTAGTTAGAATTTATTCTGAGCCAAAGTATTTTGAGCAAGATGGAGTAGTTAAATTACAAAATGGAGCAGTAGCAAAACATGGTCGAGGACAATTTGGGACTAAGGTTGTAGCACACAATGCTGGAGTTGCTGACTATTGGAAGTCAGATGACAATGTTAGAGGATGTTACATGTCCTCTGAATATTTATTTGGAAAAGACCTAACCGCACCCACCACCACCGTAGCGTCTGCTGGAAAATTAACTTTGTCTGGAGTGTCATCTGATGCTCTTTCAAAAACATCTTCTAGAAACGGAATCATAAAAAACTTTATGTCAACCTCTTTTATAGGAGAGGTTAGTACGACAACGGCTGTTCAAACAGGAACTCTACAGGCTTCAGCCCTATGCTTGACTGGTCCAAACTTTACAACCAAAGAAAAACCAAGAGATTTTATTTCATATGTCTATAAATCTTTAGAGGCAAACAAATATAAACATTTTGGTACTAGGATGAGGATTGTTGGTAAAATAGAAAACAATGAAGATAGAGGTCAAACATCCAACGGATCTACAGTCATGTACGTAGTCAGCGGAAGCACTCCTGATAAAGACATAAAGGTAACTGGTGGCTCTGGAGGTATTTCATTTATGCTAAACCCAACAACAAATGTTGGCTACTACTTTGAAATTTCAGCACTAGGTTTAGGAAATTTATCTAAAGATGAAAGAGAAAGCGTTAGTAATGTTTTCTTTTATAAGATTAAGTCAGAAAATGGAAAAGCCATTCCAGTAAAACTTTGGGAAGGCTTAGGAGAAATCACTGTAGATGATGGTAAGTATACTGGCAAGGCAAGATTGTTTGCAGAAGAAAACCCAACAGTGTATGATCTTGCAGCGGAGTATGAGGAAATTGGAAAAGTTAGAAGATTCTATTTATATTTAAATGGAAAACTAATTAAAACTGTGGATGATCTAGATCCTCTTCCAGTATATTCTAATGTAGCATTATTTGCAAGAGGGTCTTCAAGAGTGATGTTCGAAAATGTGTATGCACTTTGTAATAATTATTCACAGAACACGACCTTTTCTCTTGGTGCCCCAGTAAACTCTGTCTTTGGAGACTCAGACATAAGTGCTCATGAATCATTTAGAAAGTATGCACTTAGTGGGTTAATTCAAGACACATATTTATCTGGCATAGGAACTTCTGAAGCACCAAAATATAATATATATTTTGAAGAATTTGGAAGTATTATGAGAGAATGTGCAACATTTAACTTTAAGTATGACAAGGCTTTTCCAGCATTAACTGCAAAAATATCTCCAACATTTACTGATATGAAAGGCTATGTTGTTTCAGGATTTAGAGCGGGATCCTACGGCGCAGAGTTCATAATCTTTAACGCAACAGACAGAGCACTAATTCTTGATTCTGATTCTGGAAACCATTTAAAGGTTCAGGGAATAACATTTACCCAGCAATCAGATAACAGATTAAGCGTTGATGATTATTTTGATAAAAATTCAATTACATCTAATCCAAAGTTTGTTGCAGATAAACTAATATCAAATCCTTACAAGTTTAAACAAGACTATCAAGACATAAAACTAAGTCGCATGACTTACGGCAAAAAAGATTTCTCATTAACCACTCCCTACATTCAGTCTTATGATGAAGCAAATAGTCTTATGAAATGGCTTATTGAAAAAATAGCAAAGCCAAGAAGATCTGTCGGCGTTAAAATATTTGCCATTCCCACTATTCAACTAGGTGACATTGTTACTCTTGACTACGAAGAAAATGACATCAATATGGTTTCATCTCCACTAAGCAGGTTCGTGGTATATAATATAGACTATACAAAAAATGTAGAGGGACCAGATATGACAGTATTTTTAAGTGAGGTAGTGTAATGACAACAAGTGCAGTTGCAAACCTTCCAGATCCAACCCCGTCATCGACTAGCAATGCCGTAAAAATTGCAACCCCAGATTTAATATTGAAATCATTTGAGCCAATTACTTCGCAAATAATGACTGACCTTATATTTGAAGACATTGGTGGTCAAGAACTTGCAACAATATCCAGGCACGACTTAGTAAATGGACAAAAGGTAATCTATAATCCTATAAAAAATCTAACAGAACTATACTTGCAGTATAACCCAAACAATATTTTAAGGTTACAGTCATCAGACTCATTCTTTAAATCTTTATCTATTTCAATTCTAGATCGTCTTCCAGTGTGTGGAAATGGATATGACATAATTCCAGTAGAGATATCTCCAGGAGTTGTAAATCCAGACAAGACTAAATGGACAAAAGTTCCAAACTGTAAGTCAATCTATGTTGACCCAATTAGCGGGGACCTAATAATAAATCTTATTAATGTAAAAGAAGGCGAACAAGCCGAAGTACAAATACTAACAAGTGGAAATACTTTTGGTGATACAATGTATACTGGAGGAAATTAATGATAACTAATACAGGTAAAAACATTCTTGCCAAGTACCTTGTGGGGCAGGTACCAGCATACGCCTCTCATATTGCAGTAGGTTGTGGCACAAAGCCCCTACTTGCCGATGCCGCATCAGTTGACTATTCAAACAAGCAGTCACTTGATTTTGAGATGTTTCGTGTTCCAATTATTTCAAGAGGCTTTGTAGATGAGGCTGGTGTTTCAAAGGTTGTACTAACAGCAGAACTTCCAACACAAGACAGATATGAAATAACTGAGGTTGGTTTATTCTCTGGTGGATCAAACCCTAGTGCAGGACCTACAGACAGCAAGCACATATATTCTTTTTCTGATGAAGAAAACTGGAAGTATTCTTCTCAAGGAAGTAAGATACCAGCAATCGATGAACCATTGGATGATCGTGTTATCAACATAACTAATGCATCAGCCTCTGGAACTACCATAACATACACAACAGATGCCTCACACGGTCTTCCTGTAGGAACTGAAATATCTATTTATGGAGTATCTCCAGTAGCATTTAACCTATCAAAGGTAAAGATTGCAACCGTTCCAACTTCAACAACTTTTACCATTGTTTCTTCAACTGCGATTGTGGCAACTTTTACTTCAGCAGGATACTTAATTAACGATGTTGATACAAACACTATTAGTCAAGTTTACCCAGTCTTTAAAACAAATGCAGATAACAAAATTTTTACCAACTCAGATAGAGTTGACAGATATGAGAGATGCAGATTTTCAAATAGGATAATTGCAATATCTGGAAACAATTCTAAAATATCTGTAGGTGCTGGTGGACGTCTAGATGCAATAAACTTAAGCCCAAATACACCATCAAACTTTATACAGTTGAGTGGTATAAAAATTGATCTTGACAAAAACTCTCCTACAGATGAGTTAAGGCTTGCATTTTCTGTTGTAAATAAAATTGGTAAGGTTGGAACTAGCGTAGTCTTGCAGCCAGAATCAGTTAGGATTATTGTTGAATTCTCATCTACTGGAACTTTTAAAAGTGGTAAGTGGGCAATCTTTGAGGCAGTTGTTAATAGCACAGACAATAATTTTTCAACCAATAGGTATTTTGTTATAAAGAAACAAATTCAAGAATTACAAAAAAGTGCAGACTTCTCGTGGGCAGAAATAAATACTGTAAGAATATATGCTTCTGTAATAAAAAGCGGAAGCGCAGAACCAACAGAAGACTTCTATGTTTGCCTAGATGGTTTTAGACTTGAAAATGTTACATCGACAAATTCTATTTACGGTTTAACTGGATACACAGTTATGAAAACCCCAGAAGCAAAACCAATTATTAAATCTGCAAACACAACAAACTACATTGAGTTTAGATTTGGTTTGGATGTGTTATAGTGGCAGATGAAGGAATTAAGAATGTTGTAGTTAAAAAAGAATCTTTAGGAAAGGTCTCTTCAGAAAATGGGAGAGTTATAAGATTTAGGATAGTTGCAGAAGACAAGAATAGAAAGTCCGCCTGGTCACAAATATTTATGGTAAATGGAGAGTTAGTCCAGGTTTTGCCAGGAGACATATCTGTAGTTGGAAATACAATTTTAGTAAATTGGTCTAATGGGGCTAACCCTTCAGAGCAGATTAAGTATGATATTTTTGCTCAATATGGAACAGCAGACCCAGTTCATGTTGGGACTACAACTGGAACTAGTTTTTCATTTTTAAAAACTGGAACCCCTGCAACAGTAAAAGTTTTGGTTCAATTAGCAGCAATAAAACCAGTAGTCAGCACATCTATTAAAATCTTTGATTCTGGAGTCAGATCCGCAATCACAGGTCTGCGTCTGGTATAATTGTATTATGGCAATATTACCAGTACCAGAGCGTGGACAACCTCTAGACGTAACATATATCTATCAGATTGTTAAGGCTATTAATGATTTATCTTCTCAGGTCTCTACCTCAACAGGCAAATACGTATCTATAGATGTCCCAAATAAAACACAACCAGAAAGTGTAAAGATATCAGAAGCCAGAATAATTGGTGGATACAAGCAGGTAACAACAAGCACAACAAAGACTGCAGGTTCTACTGAGCCTTTCTTTTATGAATTTGGAACAGACTTTAAGTTTGCACCAGTTGTTACAGCAACTCCAATTAACGTAGGAAATACTGATGCTGGAAAAGATGTTTCTGTAACTATTACTAGTATATCAACTTCCAGATTAGATGGCACTGTTAAATTTAATGTTGGTGGAGACACAACCATCGGGATTAATCTTATAATTGTTGGAATACCAAACTAATGATGTCTTGCAAGAAATGCAAGGGAAGAATGTTTGTAGATAGACAATATACAGAGATCAACCACCTAGAAGTATATTGCATGAAATGCGGTACAAGATTTTTTTTCCATCCGCCTAGCCACACTTTGGAGGGACAATGGTTACTAAAAAGGGAACTATTGAGAGCGAAAAATACAATGAGTCACCTGTAATACCAGGTAACAAAAAGGTTTGGTTTCTTAACGGAGACCTTGTAAGAATCCATCATTTAAATAAGTCTAATGGGATAATGTCTGTTTATAACATTACTAAAGATCAAATCGAAAGTTGTTTAATTAGTGACTTTAAAAATAAAAGAGAACGAGCATACACCGTAGGACAGACTGCTGATTTAGTTAATCGTCATAAAAAATATCTTCCAGACTTAATGAAGCGAGGAGTTATCCCATTTCCAACGGGATCTCAAAAAGGTGGAGCCAGAGGGTTCCAAGTAAGATCATATTATTCAGAATCGCAGGTAAGAGCAATACGTGATATAC